TAACGAGTTTATTGGTGACATCTACATCAAACCAGCAAGGTCAATCAACTTTATTACACTAAACTTCATCGCCGTTCGAACTGGTGTTGCGTTTAGTGAGGTAGGAGGTTAATCATGGCTAATATAGATGACTTTAAAGCAAGCTTAATCGGTGGTGGTGCAAGAGCCAACCAATTTAGGGTAACTGTTACTCCGCCATCAGGTATCGCAATCGGTCTTGATACTCGTAGGACTTCTTTTCTAGTAAAAGCTGCAGCATTACCATCCCGTGCTATCACTGAAATTCCTTTGAAATTCCGTGGTCGTACAATCTACATGGCGGGTGATGCAGCTGAACCAGAAGCTTGGGAAGTTACATTTCTTAATGACACTGACTTCATGATCAAAAATGCAATTGAACTCTGGTCAAACGGCATAAATGATTTTGCTCTTAATACTGGTGTTGTTTCTCCTGCTGATTATCAGACAGACTTGACTGTTGAACAGTTGGATCGTGACGAAACAGTTCTGAAGAGTTATATTCTTCGTAACTGTTGGCCAACTACAAGTGGTTCTGCAATTGAACTGAGTATGGATAGTGAAAGTGCAGTTGAAGAATTCTCAGTTAGTTGGAGATACCAGCACTTTGAAGCTTCTGGTGTAAACTTCTAATTTGAACCTACTAAATAGACAGTAGGAGACAAAAACATTATGGCAGAATTATTCGGCTTTACAATACAAAAAGCACAAAAGGATATGGGGCCTCGTGAAAAAACTTTCACGGACCCCACTCCTGATGACGGCGCAATTGAGATTGCTGGCGGTGGATTCTTTTCATCTGTACTAGATACAGATGGTCGGGAACGCAACGAGCTTGACCTCATTCGTCGTTACAGAGATATTTCTATGCAATCGGAGTGTGATGCTGCGATTGAAGATATTGTGAATGAAGGTATCATTTCAAATCTAAATGATATTCCAGTTAACATAGACTTAACTAATCTACCCTATCCTGATAAAATTAAGAGACGTATGAGAGCAGAATTTAGTGAAGTTCTTCGTCTTCTCAATTTTAATGAGAAGGGTCATGACATTTTTCGTCGGTGGTATATTGACGGAAGGATGTTCTATCATAAAGTTATCGATAATAAAGACCCGCAAAGGGGTTTGCAATCGTTGAGATTTATTGACCCAAGCAAAATTCGCAAGGTTCGGGAAACAAAAAAAGACCCTGATCCAAGTGTAAATGGTATTGAAATGGTCACTAAAGTAGATGAGTATTATATCTACAGTGATAAAGGTTTTGCAGCGGCCGGTTCACAGGGTAATGATCAGGGAATTAAGATTGCTGCTGATTCGATAGTATATGTCCCATCAGGACTACTTGACAATAACTCAGGTCGAGTTATCTCATATCTACACAAAGCAATCAAACCAGTTAACCAGTTGCGTATGATTGAAGATGCGATTGTTATCTATCGTATCTCTCGCGCACCTGAGCGTAGAATTTTCTATATTGATGTCGGTAATCTACCGAAGGTCAAAGCAGAACAATATCTAAAAGATGTGATGAACCGTTATCGTAACAAGTTAGTTTACGATGCAACCACCGGAGAGATTCGAGACGACAGAAATCATATGTCGATGCTTGAAGATTTCTGGTTGCCACGCCGTGAGGGTGGTAGAGGTACAGAGATTACGACACTTCCCGGTGGTTCTAACCTTGGGGAAATAGATGATATCGTATACTTCCAACGAAAACTATACCGTTCACTTAACGTGCCGATTTCAAGACTTGAAGCCGAAAACGGATTCAGTATGGGTCGAGCATCAGAAATTACCAGAGATGAACTCAAGTTCACTAAGTTCGTACAACGTATTCGTAAGAAATTCACCCCCCTATTCACTGACCTGCTCAAGACTAACCTACTCCTTAAAGGGGTAATCTCACCAGAAGACTGGCCGCGTATGCAAGAGCATATTCAGTATGACTTCATGGAAGATGGTCACTTTGCAGAGTTGAAGGATGCAGAACTTCTTAATGACCGTTTGCAAACACTTGATTCAGTTCAGTCTTATATTGGTACATTCTTCAGTAAGGAATATGTATTGAAGAAGGTACTAAATATGACCGATGCTGAAGTTATAGAGATGCGCGATCAAATTGCCAAGGAACTTAAAACTGATCCGATGGATGGTGGAATTGTATTGCCAGATGCGGGTGACGGTATCACAAGGTATCCACAAGATGGTGCTGGAGGAACAATACCAGCTGATGATGTTGCAAAATTATCTGGTGATGAACCACCAGAAGAAGAAAAACCAGAAGAAGTTGAGGATGATTTTGATAGAAGTTTAACTGTGAAGGGAAAGAAAAAATGAGTAAAGAATTTGTAGACGCTCTTGTGGATGGTAACAATCTTGAAGCAGAAAAAGCATTTAGTATCACAATGGCCACTAGGGTCGGTGATGCTTTGGAAGTTAAACGGCGTGAATTGGCCAATACATTTGTCAAATATCAGGACAAGGAAGCGGACGTTAATGAAACGGATTGAGGAAATCTATGAATCTACAGTTGTAGAACGGGATGAGCACAAGAAATCTAAGCAATATAAGCGTCTTTCACCTAAAATGAAGGATGCAGTGGACGATTTGTTTAAAAAAATGGATGCGAAACCTTCAGATTTCCTAAATAGTTTCGAAAGAACTATAACAGACATATCTAAGAAATATAAAGTTCCTGAGAAGGAACTTCTTGGATATTTTGAAAAAGAAATGTTAGCGATCTAGGGGATAAGAATGGCAATTGTTGCAAGAGTACTCAGAGATACCGTTGTTAATGCGCCGGGCGCTGGCGGTACAGTTACGCTTAAAGTTGATATTGAAGATGATGCTGCAGCCAATGGCGCTATTTTAGATGGAAGCACATTAGATGGACATGCGAACGGTGCAAAACTACACATCGCCAGAATTTGGTGGGCATTGACTCAAGGTAGTGCTGATGATGATACTGGTCATGTTGAAATTCAAGAAGTAGCTTCTGGAACAGATATTGTTCAGATTAGACTTGCCGGAACTGGACACTATGATGGTTCTGCTGGCGTTATCCCCGGCACTGCTGCAAACACAACCGCAACTTCTAGTGACCATGAAATAACTACTTTTGGTACATCTGGATTTATTATTATCGAATTTAAAAAAGACGAAAACTATACAGCGTAAGGATAGAACAATGAAACTATTTTCAGAGGCAGTCGAAGACGTAGAGTATATCTGTGAAGCAAAGGAAGACGGTAGTAAGAACTACAAGATTCGTGGTATCTTTATGCAGGCTGACATCAAGAACCGTAATGGTCGGGTGTATCCTATGGAAATACTTAATAAAGAGGTTACTAAATACAACAAGAACTTTATTAAAGAGAATCGTGCATTTGGTGAACTGGGACATCCAGACGGGCCAACCGTCAATCTGGAACGTGTATCACATATGATCACATCTCTTACACCAGAAGGAAAGAATTTTATTGGAGAGGCGAAGATTATGTCTACGCCTATGGGTGAGATTGTGAAGAGTCTTATGGATGAAGGTGCAAAACTGGGCGTTTCCTCACGGGGAATGGGCAGTCTAGATCAAAAAGGTGGAGCAAACTATGTGCGGGATGACTTCTATCTCGCAACAGCAGCAGACATTGTTGCTGACCCCTCTGCGCCAAATGCTTTCGTAGAAGGTATTATGGAAGGTAAAGAGTGGGTTTGGGACAACGGTGCGTTGTTGGAATCAGAAATGATAGAGATGAAGAAAGAATTTGACGTTAAGAAACGTCAGAGGAACGCAACTAAAGAAGCATTGGCATTTGCTAAGTTTCTTAAAAGACTTTAATTTATAAATAATCATTACAAAGGTAAGGAGACACCCTATGTCAGAACTAGAACAAACAATCGAAGAGTTGGAAGCGGAAGTACTTGCTGAACTCGAAGAAGCGAGTGATCCCCAGACGAAGGGTGCTGCTCCAGCTGAAGGCAAAAAGAAAATTGATGCGGTAACACCCGGTGGCGAAACCGAAGATGGTGGAGAACCCGTAGTAGAACCTGATGCAAAGAAGTCACCAACAGACGTTGCTACAAAGAAAGCAAAAGAAATCGGTGGTGATGCACAGCAGAAGGGTGAAGGGAAACCTGATAAGCCCCAAAAACTTGCTGCTGGTCATGTACCAGAAGGTGAAGTTGTAACGGAAGCAAAACGCATGACTAAAGAAATGATGAAGAAAGAAATGATGGGTAAGATGGAAGGTATGAAAGCCGTCGAGCTTAAAGCTAACTACGAAGCAATGATGACCCCTGCTGAAGACATGGATGGAATGGATGAAGCTGCAATGGACGAACTCAAGAAACTTGAGGATGCCAAGTCAGAGATCGAAGAGAAGATCAAATCCATTAATGTTAAGGAAGACGTTGCTGCTCTCGTAGATGGCGAAGGTCTTTCTGAAGAGTTTAAGAACAAGGCAGCAACAATTTTTGAAGCTGCTGTCAAATCAAAAACCCGTGAGGAAATCTCTCGTATTCACGAAGATATGACTGGCGAGTTTGAAGTAAAACTGGAAGAGTCTGTTGATACTCTTACAGAAAAAGTAGATACTTATCTCAACTACGTTGTAGAGACATGGACTAAAGAGAATGAGTTGGCAATTGAGCGCGGTTTGAAGGGCGAGATTGCAGAAGACTTTATCTCTGGACTGAAACAGTTGTTTGAAGATCATTATATTGACGTGCCTGATGAGAAATATGAC